GCTTCAGGTGCGTAGTTAATAATTACACGCTGAAAGTTTTTTCGTATACCAGCATCACCCATTGTTAAATCTGGTGAACGATACTTACCAACAACCACACTACCGTCAAAAGTGCTACCCTGTTCTTGGCGATAAACATATCCATCAAAATCACCATGTAGAACTATTGTACTACCAGCTACAACAACTGAGTCTGTGCTTGTTGCTCTAATGCCTAGTAAGTCACCGAACTCGTAAGCCTGTCCTTTACGTACACAGATAACACCCTCTGTTGCTGCTCTTGTTGTGCTTGCATTTGTAAAGAATATTCTATACTGTGTTTTATCTGGTATTACGACACTTGAAAATTCGTCTACATCCGATAATTCTAAAAATCGTTTTTGTACCTGTCTACTTATTGTACCTAATTCTACGTCACCAATTCTTTCAGTACCAGCTACTGTTCTTAATCCATCTGGCCCAAGAAAAACAATGTCACCACCAAATTCTTGGATTGTAAAATTATTTAAACAACCTATTTCTCTAGTTACTGGTTGTACAACAAAGTCCCCTATTGTGTTGCCAACTAGCTTAAATATTCTTTCTTCACAAAAGATAAACAGTGCATCACGAAAAGGAAATAGTCCTGTTATATCACTGTCAACTCGTATTGTACCTGCGCCATTAGCTGGTGTAAAATCGTCATCTGTAAATGGAGCCGTAAATACTAAGGACTGTGGCTCACCTGACATACCTGCAAAGAAACTGGTATCTTTAAATCTTGTTACAAAGGCTGGGTCAGATGGTGCGCCTGTTGTATTTATATCTGTTACTGTTGTGCCATCAAACTTACTTGCATGATTTGCACCGTCTGCAAACATAAGTAGGTCAGTACCATTTAAGTTATATCTAAAATGAGTGTACCTACCTGCGCTTGTTCTACCACTATCTATCTGCGACCACGAGCCAGTAGTTCCAGCTTGATATACATTTGTGCCTCTAGCAGCTACTACCTTATTCTTAAAGTGGGCCGACAGTAAGATTGGTTCAGAATCTGATGCTGTTTGCGGAACTACATTGCTATTCCATTTTAAGTAGCCAGATATTCTTCTGTATCCACCAGATACGTCTGGCTCAAAGTTTTGTAATTCTAGTGCCATCCCCGGCTGCATGGCAAAAGTAGATTGGTCTAAGACTAATCCACCCTGACAAGCGAAAACAAAAGGATTGAGGCCAGCTTCATCTGCCATTTAATACACCTAAAATGCAGCTACGTTAATGCCATACCTTTGCGAGTGCGGAAGATAGGTTGACCTCACATAATCTGTTCTGTTCAATAATATTGATTGCATATGCTTTATACCCTCTTCAAACCTAGTAAAGTTTAAACCATACTGTTGTGCTTCACCTCTGTATTGATATGCATATGCAGTCGCACCGTCTGCGATAACTTGTCTAAATTGTTCAGGGACAGTGGGGACATCAGTGGCAGCAGCTAAAGCAGTAGGTCTACTGTAATATTCATACTTCAATACGTATGCTTTGTCTGGGTAAGGGTATAAGCCGTAATTATTATCAGGTGTTCTAAATACAAAGTTTGGAACGCCACCTACACCTGATGAGGTTTCTTGACCAATATATTTGTCTACATATTCTTTATAGTCCAGCACACGTAGAGTAGTAGCATCTACACCCAGTGTGTTATCTTTGCTTATTCTAAATGTTTCGTAGTCTACATGCTGCGTACCAGTAGGAACTGTGTACCGTGTCTGTGAAGCTACAAGAGTTTCGGATTGTGTTGCATGGCTAAAAGGCCAACCAAATTCCCTTTGATTAATATAGTTAATAGCATCGTTTACTGCATTTTGACATTGTATTTGATAGCCTCTTGCTGCAGTGAAGTTAGTAGCGGTAAGCACTACCTCGTTCATACGAGCAAGAACTTCATTTGTCAAACCAAGATAATCATATGCCATATTAAATTCCTAAATGAAAGTGAGGGGGCAAGTTACCCCTGCCCCGTCACATTATTTTACGCTAGTGTATCACGGTCTACTTCTTGAGCAGTCATGTCACCCGTATCGTCAACGTCCATGCAGACAGCAAACATGCGGATTACTCCACCTGTTGTTGTACCTGTCATTGCTTGGATTTCAATATCAATGGTATCAGAAGTGCCACCGATAAGAACAGGAGTTTGTCCTGCCTTAAAAGCGTAATCACCTACTGATGCTCCATCAAAATCAAAGCCATCAACAAAGTTATCCAAGTCTCCACCTGTGATACCAAAATCAAAATCAGTGTCAGTTGAAGTACCTGCATGAGCAGTTGTTACTTCAAAACCAGCACACATGATTAGGGTATTAGCTGGAATAGTCAAACCCGGAATTACATCGTTTGCAGCGAGGGCAGTACCCTTATCGCTTGCAGCCGTTTCAAAATTCAGGTCTGCTTGGATTAAGTAAGGCTTGCGACCACGACCATCATTTCCTCGTGCTACAGAGGTAGTATTATCACCAAGTGCCATAATTCAGTCCTCCTTTAAGCCAAACAATATGCCGCAGTAACGATTGCTTCAGGACGAAGAATCTTGCGACCATACAGATGCATACCACGGACAATATCTGCGAAGCTGTCCGGGTCACGATAAGTCTCAGTCTTGTTAATCTGCTCTGCAGTTGCAACAGCAGATGAATGACCAGCAACGATGATGCCCATGTTTGACGAATTAACACCACCTGTAGTTGCTGGGCCAGTGCCAAGCGAAGGTAGGTTATTAGACGTGTAAACTTGGAAACCGTGAAGGTTATTCAAGACAAGTCCGTTCTGTAGTCCAGAACCACCAAAGTCAGAATTTAGAAGACGTGAATCTTCATCCTTCAGTACCTCAATGAATACTGGGTCAAGAACAATCCAACGTCCTTGGGTATCAACATTTTGCTGATCCAGAAGACGGGACATACGTGCAAGAATTTGCAACGGAAATGCGTTACCTGCAGTGCTGGACTTAGCAGCAGTTGCACCACCTGCACGTGGCTCAATACCAATACAGCTATTAGCAGCACCTGCTGTGCCAGAAGTATTAGTAAAGTCAGAAGCGTCAAGCGACATGGATGCCAAAAGTTCAGCACCTACGAGGTTTGAGCCACTGGAAGCTGTTGAAACAGCCTTTGCACCATTAACAGTTGTGTTAACAGCGTTAGCAGCACCATGAATGGCTGACTGCTTAAAGCCTGACAAGTAGCCAAGAACATCTTGGTCAAACTGGTCAGCGAGGCGATACGCAGCACGATCACTTGCCAAAGATTGGAAGTTAACGTGTGAGTGTGCCTCTTCAATGTCGTCCACCTTGAAAGCAAAGTAGTTAGCTTTGTCAATCGTTAGGCTGAACTCCTCATCGTCAAGGTCTTGCGGGGTAATAGTTGTACCACGTGCATACGCCTTAACGGTGATTTCGGGTTCTTTGATAACCTTAACGGAATCGCCCATCTGCGCAATCTCACCAAAATAATCGGAATTGGTGATTGCTTCAACAATAGATGCCTTGCGGAAAGCAACCTGCACCTGTTTGCTGTAGATAATAGGACTAAAATTACCGTTAGGAAGATTACCATACCCGCTTGCGGTAGTAAATGCCATTGTAATCTCCATTTAGCATTATTCACAGATGCAAACTTACAAGACTAATTAGAGGCTGATTTGCTTGGGTGCGTTCAATAATAAGGTGGCCGCCCTACTATTTTACGGGCCATGCGCTTCAGGTAATCCGTAAGACTTTGCTGTTTGCGTATTGTAGTGTAACAGTTCTGCGCAACAAAGTTACACTAATCTGACTATAGTTATACCTATATATAACTATTTGTCAACCTTTTTTTCTTTCGGTATCTCAAGAAAATTCATGTTCATACTGAAAGACCTGCGTTCTCCTTCTGTATAGAATGGATATACACAGTGAAATAGTTGTGAAGGAAACACATAAAAGTCTCCAACCTGTGGCTTAATTACAAAGTTTGTGCAAGTATATCCTGATGGTGTACCTGATGCAAATTGTATATGCCCATTAGCAGGATGGTGGTCTTTGTAGTCTTCTTCCCACTCTTCTTCTATTCCTTCAGGTAGCTTTAGGTATCCTACACAAGATAATCGTGACCCTGTGTGAATGTGTAGCGGATTATACTCACCATTAAATTGACGTACAAACCAACCCGATACTACCTGTAATCCATAGTTGTAGTTATCTACATCTAGTGAGTTAGCCCCAAAAGAGTTGCGTAGTTCTGTGTAGGCTTGGTATTTACCTACAAACTGCCCCAAACCTTCTTGGGCAATAGCCACAATCTCTTCATCAAAAGCTAACTCTGCTTTTACTTTACCTACTAAGTTATCTGAATAGTCTTTTAACTTGTCAGACATTTTACTATTTAGCTTCTCAACCAACTCATCTGGCATACGGTAGTATCCCATCGTTGGCCCGAATGGAGCAAATAGTTCCATTTCTTTTTGAGGCTTAAATATTATACTCATCGTGCAGACCCACTTACATCATAGACAAACTTACCACTACGAATAGCTTCCATGATTTCGTCTGAGTTTTTCTCATACTCTTGTGCCGACATCTTCTGAACATCTGACTCTTTTAAGTATGAACTAGCTTCATCTTTCTGTGGTGTGCTACGTGAGTTTTTTGTAGACACAGACTTTGCTGCATCCTTATTTGATTTAGGTTTTTCTTTACCTATACCTTTATCTGCTTTGTATAGATCAATGGCTCTAGCTGCTGCACGTGCATCATTGTCATTGTCATATAGTGCGTCTTGCACCCACTTAGGCTGCTCTTCTGCCCAGTCGTGAAACTCATCGCTGTCACGTATCTCGCCAAAGTCAGGATGCATACGCATAAGTTCTACTTCAGCTTTTTCTTTCGTAGCAGACATCTGCATTTCATCAATTGCTTTTACACGTTCTTCTAGGGCAACTGATTGCTCACGTGCTTTCTTCATTGCAATTGTTTCAACTATAGCCGCTACATCTGGGTATTCTGCTGCCCATGTTTCAATGTCTTCATCTGACTTGGGCAATTTCATTTCTTTTTGAGCAGCAACACTAAGTTGACTTTTAAGAGCATCTATTTCTTTTTTGAAATCTTCTGCTTGTTTTTGTTGATGCCTACGTAAATCAGAGTAACGCTTTTTAAATGTTTTTTCTTCTGCGTTAGTAGGTTCAGCTTCTTCTGGCTCTGCAGTTTCTTCTGCCTCACCACGCTGATCTTTCATCATCTGTTCTAGTTCTTCTTCTTCCTTCTTTCGTTTTTCTTCATTTGTGTATTTACGATTTGCAAATGCAACTTTCTTTTCAGGCTTTACTTCTTTAGCCATAACAGTAGCTTCTTCAGCCATTGTACTTCTCCTTGTTGGGGCCACTGTAGCCACACTGTCGGGTGTGGGGAGTGAGTAGCCAACGAATTGTAAGATTTATATTAGAGTATCTTACAAACTCACTTAACCTAAATCAGATTCAAAATCATCTACTTCCGATTGGGTTCCCGATGGACCACTGGGGTCTCCAGCAGGACTAGAACCAGTCTCTGCTCCTTCTTCTTCTCCACCACTCGTATCATAACCATCACCGCTATCGTCATAGCTATCTACGTAATCAGAATAATCTTGGAACATAGAACCTAGTTTAGCTTCCGCTTCTGCTTTTTGCTGTGCAGCTTCTGTTTGCGCTTTTGACTCAAAGTCTCTAGATTTTTTCGCCGCTAGTTCTCGAATTATAGCTGTTGCTTTTCTAGCAAGGTTAGTCCCCCTTATAGTTGTTCTTATACCATTTCTTTTAGCTTCATTTACAATATTCTGCCTTGCTTCAGGTGCAGATATAGCATTACCTTTATCATCAACAAATAAATCTCTTAGTTCTTCTACTACGGCCCTTGCCGTGGTATCAAGCCTATCTACAGCGACTGATCCTAGCTGATCTAATGGAACATTGTTTGTATAAACAGATGTATTCATTATACCGCCAGCCGTAGTTTCTTTAGAAAACAAATTGCCTTGACCTGTGTATCCTCTAAAGTTATCAAGCACTCCTCCAAAAGCTGCAGAAGTAAGTGAATTGCTTAATGCTGTTGGTTTTCCAAAGTTTTGAAATAAATCAGGTCTGCCTAAACTTGAAGCTATGCTACCCGGAACTTCCATAAGGGCTTGTCTTGGTCCTTTAAAAAACGTATCTGCTAAAGTGCCAAAACCCGCACCATATGCTGTAACTAAATCTCTTACTTTTGGATCAAGTTTGCTTCTATCATATCCAATACCCGTTACGTCTTTTGTAGTTGTCCCTACACCCTCATCACCTGCACCACCGTCACCATCGTCTTGTCTAGTTTGGGTTGTTTGTGTTTTAGTAGTTTCTACAGCAGCTTTAGATGCGTCAACTGCTGAAAAACCATCAGGTATTGGATCAATAATTTTACCTGTTCGTTTATCTCTTTTTAATATAATTTCACGTCCATCTTCATGCCTAAATGTAACATTTTCATAATCTACATTAACAACTCCCGGCCCAACAGCTTCTTCATAAGTTGGAAAGGTAGGTTGTATAGTTGTTGGTGTAAATACGGTTCCACGCAAATTAGGATCAACACCTGCAGGAGAAGGAGCCATTCCTATGTTTGGATTCATGCCCATTGGTCCGGGTACTTGTGGATTCATATTAAAATTAGGGCCGGGGAGTGGTGTAACAAAACCACCTACGTTCATTTCTAAACCATCATCTTCCATGTCAAGGTCATCAATAGAAAATGGTAAATCATCTGGCATAATAGCTTCTTCACTATTACCCATCTGGCCCATATCTTCCATACGTTGCAAACCAGCCTTTGCACGTTGACGTATCTTCATCAACTTTTCAAGACCAATAAAACGAACTACATCTGCAGGAAATACAAATTCACCTTCACTCAATTGTGCAGGTATATCATCACGTACTTCTTTTTGCATAGAACCGGGCGGCACATCATTACCTGATACAGGGTCTTTTGTTCCACCTTCATCTAATAAACCACCTTCTTGCATATTTACAGGAGTTAATTTTATTTTATTTCCAGTAAGTGCATCAAAAATAGACATCATTTCTTGTCCAGTAATTGCACGTTGACTTCCAGATATATTTCTGGACTCGTTGTAGTCTTCAGCTATTGCATTAAAATCAATTAGCAACTGGTCACTAGATGTAGATTTTGTCAAACCCCCACTATCAAAACCAGTTTTTACTGGTTCAAAGAGTTCCATTTGTTGTGCCATGTTGTTCATTGGTATTGCTCCACCTTTTTGCAGCATTAAGCCGCCTTTATTTTTCATAAATTCTGGACTTCCTTCAGTCATTTCACCAAACAAACCTTTTGCTTGATCTGCTTCAAGAAGCATGTAGCTGTCATTACTAAGAGAGGGCGTATTTAGCTCTTCTTGCCAAGTAGGAACTGTATCCCTGCTCACACCCTCATATTCATTTTTATATACAAAAGAATCATATCCATGTTTATTTGCAGTATGTTTTAATGTACTAAACCATGTTATTCTATCTTCTTGTTTGCTTATGGTATCTAAACCAATACGCTTTGCACGACTTGCTTCTAGTATTAAATCTTTCCATAATTCTGGGTCCATACCTTCCCGCATCACATCAGGAAGCATATAGTATGTATCACCACCTACTGTAACTCTAGGTGCTTTAGCTAATAAATCTGCGTCTGCTTGTTCGCCTAATAAAAATTTAATGCGAGACCTATCACTTTTAGCTACAGACAGATTTCCTATCCAGTTTTGAGGTGATTTAAAAGAACTCATATCTGGTATACGAGCAGGTTTTAAATTATATTTAAGAACTAGTGGTAGAATACGCTCACCTTCTACCATTTTTTCCATTAATTCTCTATCATACCCTAATCCAGTAGAACCTCTGCCACTAGCTTGAGCCGCAGTGCCTACATGAAACCCTATATCACTAGTCCCTTTACCAACTACATCTGCTGCATCAAAATCTTTTTTTGTAAGATGAAAAACACGTGATGCGGGGTCTTCTGGGTTATATCCTTTGCGTGGAGCCTTTTTTGTTACTTTACTTATTTTATTAGTTGGTTTTTTTGTTTTATTTACAGTACGAACTAACAAATCTATATCTGTTTTAGGATCATTTAATCTTTTTGGGTTTAATGGTCCATCTACTTTTTCAGCGTTTCTTAGGTATTGTATATTTGCATCAATCTTTGGTCTACCAGATTCAAGTGCTTCAGCTAATCTATGGTTCCCTTCTGCAATAAAAGGTGTTCCATCTTCTCTTACAACAATAGTTATAGGTTCAGGTTTATATCCTTTTTCTTTTATGTTTTTTTTAAGAAGCTCTAATTTACTACTTCTTCCCGGTGGAGTATAGTCACCACTTCTATATAGTTCTTCTCCCATTAACCCCTGAACATTTTTTATTTCTGTAGGATTAAAAGAAACTTTATCTGCTTGTGCCGTTTGACCCCTTGTGTTTCCTATTCTACTTTCTGACACTGTTTCTTGTATTACATCAAAATCTGCGTTTGTTCCTTTAAGTTTTTTTAACTTTTCTTTGCCTTTTTTTTGATCTATTTTTGCGGCCCTGCTGTGATAATCACCATAATTAGGAGCATCATAATATGGCCCTGACACTGATGTAGATTTAACTTTTATATTTTTGCGCACAGCTTTTGCAGCGGAACGAATAGGTTTACTTACTACTTTTCCAGCACCCGGAACTACACCAACACCAAGTGCTAATGTATTTAAAGCAGCACTTAAATAATTTTCATCTTTTATGTCCTCTCCTATTTCTTTAGCAAGCATAGCCTCACCAAGAATAGGAACATTTTCTGCTAAAGTTTTTTGGTCCTGCTTTATTTCTTCTTCTGTGCGAGTTTCTTTACTTCCTATATAAGGAGCAGAAAGACCCATTGACCGCATTTGTGCTTTAGCTTTATCTGCTGGTGTCATCTCAGCCATTAATTACATCTCTAAGTGTTTTTATATTACGTAATACTGCTATCGCTCCTTGCGCACGATGCATCAAAATTGAACTGTCACCTTGTTCTAAAGTGCGGTGTTGTTGTTCAATAAGTGTATCTAAATACTTACTGAAGTGGTCCCATTGGCGGCTGTTGCTGACCAACGGCTTGAGCTTGCTGAGTATTTCCCTGTTGCTGTCCTGATTCATTTCCACTAAACCCTTGTTCATTTGGCACAGGAACTTGTCCCGTACCTATATTACCGCCACCTGCACCTGTTGGGTCCATAGCATTTGCACCGGGTGGTGGTGTCATACCACCTTGTTCGTTTGGCAATGGTGCTTGAAACTCTTTCATAAGTTCTGCTTGCAGAGCAGCTTCATCCATATTGTTGGTAACTTTATCAGGGTCTAAATCCATAGACTTTGCAATTTCACGAATTACATATTGAAACTTAGCAAATGGAGCAAGTGCAGGATTACTAGCAATCTGTAAAAATTGCATAAGTCTTTGACTACGTACTTCGTTAGCCATAAGACTTTCAGTTCCACGTGCTTTAACTTCTAAATCGCCCTTAATATCGGGATCAAAGTCAAACTGCATATTAAAACGAAATAGTCCTTCACCTAAAGGACGTAACAAATAATCATCTACATTTTTAATAACAGTTTTTGTGCTACCTTGCGCAGCACCCATAAGCATTGATATACCACTGGCAGTTCTACCTACGCCTGTTACACCCGTTTGTCCATGCGCAAAAGAAGGAAAGCCTGTGCTTTCATCTGCCAACACACGTGCTTTGTCAAACAGCATCATGTTCTCTTGTGCTACGTTTGGAAACTTTGTACCAAAGATTGCCTGACCCGGTGCGCCACCTTGTCTACGGAATATTTTACCGGGATACAAAGACAGGTCTTGACCCGGCACTAAGTTTGTTTCGTCTACTTCTACAATTAAATTTCCTGACAGCACGGCGTTATCTACAGCCATACGCATAAAACCATTCATCAGTGTTTGCGTATCGTCCATATTTTCTGCAATACCTACACCAAAAAAGGAATATGGGTTTAACTCGTAAGGTGCAGCACAATACGGTATCTTAGCAGGTTTAAATGGATTAAGAACCATACGTAACAGTTTATTGTTACATATCCAGATATTTGCTTGCAGTTCATCAAACTCTTTTAATTCTTTTGGTATATCTACTTCTTGTTCTTCCAACAAGTCAACATCTACCATGCCCCAATATTCTAAAACTTCAAAGCGGTCAATACCATGTTCTGGTGCATAGTCTGTTAAATCTTCTTCCCAATACTTCTTGGTGTAATTTTCACCCATTTGGATTACTTCATCAATTACACCATCTCTAAAATATGGACGTTTTTTTAAATTACGTAATTGTGTGCGAGACATCTTATGTCGTTCAATAACAAACTGTGCCTCATCCATATTGTTAGCATCTGGGTCTGCATAAAAGTTCCAAACAGATACATGATTTACTTGTGGTATAGTTTTAAACAATGGGTCATAATCACCATCGTCACCCCAATTTGGGTATTCTTTATCTACTGCAAACGGCCCCTTCATTACACCTGTGCCAAACAATGCCATTTCAAATGCAGCACTACGTAAATGTTTAGTAGCACCAGACTCTTCTAACTGGTCATGTATTTTCTTTTGCATTTTCTTTGCTGCTATAAGAGCAGGGCTAAATGCAATAGCTGTAGGTGTTTTACCCGGTCCTTCTTTTAATTTATTCGCAACTGGTTCCAGCTTTTCTTCCAACGCTCCTAGTTTTTCTTGTAAACTCTGGGCAGTTGCACCTGCTGGAAAATCCATACCATCTCCCTTAAAACCATAAGGACTGGAAAGAGCAGTCTCACCACGTAATTGGTCAGGCTCTTTAGGATCAAAATGAACATCTGCAACAACACCTTCTGGTAATTCAGTAGGCTCAATTGATAAAGGAAAACGCTGGTTCGCAAATAGAACATCAACAATCTGTCCATAAGCTGCCAGCGTTTTAGTTTTAGTTATCTTAACAAATACACGAGATTTTTCTGCTTCTGTAAACTGCACGTCTGGACCATATAATCCACGGTAGTTACGATAAGCACGTAACCACCTTTCTTCATCTTGGTATCGGTAATCTTCAGAACGCTTATATCTTTCCATGATAAACGGAATGATATTTGTTACATCCATATCTGTTTCGGCAGTATCGTCTGTATCTTCCAGAGCAATAGCATCGTCTTCAATCATAATTTCATCTTCTGCCATTATATTTCCTTTGCTCCTACTACGGTACATTTATATTCTATAGATTTCCAATTACCGTCAGTTGGTATGTTTTCATGTATAGTTTTCATTTCCACACAATCTAGTTTTTCATCGAACCACTGTATGGTTTGCGTTCCACAGTATGCTGTAGAACAAACTGTCAACATTAAAGACCAAATTATTTCCATATCAGTATCCAAACGTAGCGTCTGCTACTCTCATACCCCCACCGGGTCTACCCATAGGATCATAGTCAAATATACTAAATCTTGGTCTTGACATTATACCATACCTAAGAGCGTCATACAAGTGGTCTTCACTTTTTGTATCCACGTCTTCCGGGTTTTTCTTGTCCAACGGTATTGCGGGAAGTTGGGAGATGACATTTGTGCAAGTATTAAAGAAAACAAGCCGAGGCTCCTCTGTAAATTCATCTATCTGCAGTCTACGATGTATTTCGTTTTTACCTGCTACCCTACTGCCTTTACTCCTATCAGAAGGTCTCCACCTACAACCTTGACTTATCATCTGCTCAGCAAGAGAAGGACCAGTATCACCCCGCTTATGCCAAAGAGAACTGTCCAAAACACCATACTTAATATTGCCATCTTCTGCTTCCAAATCCAATATCATATCTGCCAAATCTGTGGCAAGGACTTTAGAAACATAGAGTTCTCTGTACGTAACAATTTGCTCATTCGGTGCAACAGCAAACCACAAAACGCCACTATAACTGCCATAACCGTAATCACAAGCCCTGAACTTAACCCAGTTGCTAGGTATACTAAAAGGCTCAATAACATGAACGTGCCTATCAAACTCAGTAAAGGCAGCACCCTCTTTAATATCCCAGTCTCCATCAAGGAGTTGTCTTCGCTGCTGTTCTGGTAGAGATAGAAGCATGGCTTCGTAATCACCTGCTTGCGAAAGGTATGGGTTATCAGAAAGTCTCGCTGGTATAAATCTTCTTTTAAATAAAGGTTTTCCAGCCTTGCTATGTCCAGCGGGGTATCGCAAGACCTCTGTTGTGTCAATATCTGTGGCATCAAACGACCTGTTGTACGGAGATGGGTCAATAAACATCTTCTTAACCCAATGATGGCCTCTACCTCCGGGGTTGGTCGTAGCCCTCATAAAAATTGGTAAGTCAGGTGCAGTGGACCGTAGACGTGACCGCATATAGTTCCATGCGTATGGTGTGGCCCATTGTGTCAATTCGTCAAAGCCTATCCAGCTAAATGCCAGACCCTGATAACGCAAGACATCTTCATCCCTATCCAGATAAGACATCCACAACCTTGCACCAGATGGCGCAGTCCACTGCATCTTTCGTTCTGACCACTTGATACCGGGCCAGATTTTTGGGTACAACTCCTGCGATTTGAATATAAGTTCCCTCAACTCTTCCGTTGTATGTCGCAGAAGCAGACCACTGAACTGTGGATGCCCCATATACCTTAGAGGGTCTGCAAGCATAGCGTAGCTTTTACCGCCACCTGCACTACCCCCATATAATACTTCTCTTTCGCTTGACGCTAGAAAC